TCATCCGAAATATCCGTGGATCGGCGCATCTCCGGATGGAATCAATGTGTCGTGTGAAAATCCGCGACTATTGGGCCGAATGATTGAAATCAAGAATATCGTGAACCGCGAAATTGATGGGAATCCGTCCGTCGCATACTGGATACAAATGCAGATCCAGATGGAAACGTGCGATTTGGAAGAATGCGATTTTGTGGAAACCCAGTTTAAAGAATATGAATCGGCGGTCGAGTTCTGGGAAACACCACATAATCATCCTATTATTCAGCAAACAAAAGCAAAAGAAAGAGAAGAAAAAAAAGACAAAGGAATCATATTGATGTTTATGGATACGCAAACCTATTCAGTGAAATATGAATATATGCCATTGGATATAAAACTGACCCCCAGATTGACGGATGAATGGATTTTTTCCACGATTCATCGTCTGGAGTCGGAATCGTACAAATATCAAAAAACCATTTATTGGTATTTGGATATATATTCTTGTGTTCTCGTGAAAAGAAACCGCAGATGGTTTGAAGCCGCTGCGCCGATCATAGAAAACGCATGGAAAACGATAGAGAAAGAACGGGTAGAAGGACATGCCCATCGCGCGCCGAAATCTAGGGCTGGAAAACGCATATCAAAAAATCTCCTGTTGGAAGTTGTCAAAATGGACGCAGTGGATACAGAAAATAGTTGAACAATAATCATCATATTCCCATCCATATTCTTAACTATATCGATTCCTTTTCATTTCAGGTGATTCTAATTTAACAAACACGCTTTCCGGTTCACTTGATATTTGTTGTTCAGGAAATAACTTTGAATGAAAATCGTCAATCATTTGATTTGTTGCATCATCCACAACAAACTGACGCATTTCTCTTATTTGGCGTATTCTCAAAACTATAATCTCAAACATATCAGACGGTACAAATAAAAAATCTTTAAATATTCTTTCTTGGCCAATATTATATATTACATAAACCGCTTTATAGAATTTGGAAGAAGTTAGAAATAGATAGAAGAAAAATAGTTTATAATAAGGATTTGTCTTATCTATATAGTCAAATGCCGTATCAAGATATTCCTTCGCATCACCTAGTCCACTAATATAGATTTCAAACCAAAATAAATATTTCATTGCATACTCCGATATTGATCTCGCAAATTCTTCATCCACATCTGCACCACTATCAATCACATATTTATAAATATAATCGACACGAAACAAATCCATTAATTCACTAATACTAAGGTAATAGGTTAGAATATATGAATATATAAATATCATTTTTTCGTAAATACCATGATTTTCTCCGCCGTTTCGCGATGTGTCGAAACATGCACATTTTTATTATGCATGGGCAGCGTCGCCTGCAAATGAAAATACTTTTTCGCCACTTTGTTCATATCCTCCAACATGGCATATTTTGGAGGACCAGTACCACTACCACTACTATTGCCACCACTACTATTGCCACTGCCATAACCCGATAAAATGTAGCACATTTTACCACCGGGACACAACACCTCCTCACACAGCTGCATCGTTTTCTCCCAATATCCCGCGAGCCAGTCTTCATAGCTCGCGAAGGTGGTCGTACTCTGCTTCTTATTCGTATCTGGATACAGTTCCAGCTCGTAATAGGGCGGGCTGAAAAAAACAGCGTCAAAATGCCCCCGGTATTTCTGCAAAAACGCGTGATTGTCCAAAAAGGTTTGCGACGGGTCGCAATAGATCGTCACATCCCGCACACGATCCGGATAATACTGTTGGACAAATTCGCCCGTTTTTTTGCAGACCCCCGGAATGACATCCGTTCCGACATATTCGAGAACACGCGGAGATTCCAGGAAGCCGTGGACATAGGATGACCAACCCAATGTTGGAGTAAATATGCGCGTCCCTTTCAGAATCGACTCATTGATCGAATACACGACATAGGGGTTCATGATGGATGCGCGGAAATAGTAGGACGAGAACACGCTGCCGAGACGGCCATTGCGCATATAGAAGAGCGCACTCGGCGTCACCATCTTATAATCGATGATTTCGCGGAAATAAAAATCCTCGAGAACATCGAGAAAGGTGGGAATACCCGCGAGCCCCGATTTCGTCCGTTTCAATATATCCAACAGGTGCATGTTGCGAATGGCGTTTTTGAACCCGACCTGCGCATTGTTGTTGATCTCACCGCGTTTCATTGCGGGTTCCATGCGTAAAGAGTGCGGATCTTTTACGGCCAATGACGTCGCGTAGAAATTGCATAAATACGCGAAGCGATTCACAAGATTCCCCTGTAGGAGTTTGAGATGTTCGGTGTCGATTTGGTGCGCGAGAGCGTATTCGGCAAGGGGCACCAATTTACCTGAGCCAGTGCGGACGGTTGCGTGTTTCATGAATTGGGTAAATGTTCTCGACGGCGGGTCCTTTTGGAATCTGCGCAACCAATCTTTTTCTGAAACCCATTTCATTTGTTTATTGTTTTATATATATATTAGAATAAGCTTATATAATGACCATTTTCATCATTATATAATATATTCAACACATAGGAGAATCAATGAATCATCGGCAATAAAACAGAGGATTGTTTCCATCGTCATTATAGACTTTGTAATGATGTTGCCACATAAATTCATAAATCCGTTCTTTGGTATATCCGAAATATTTTTCCGAAGTATGATTCGTTTCCACTTGTATGAGAGGTTTGCAGGATTCAATGATTTCGACGGCGCCTTCCAATACATATAATTCGGACCCCTCCGTGTCGATTTTGATGAAATCTACTACCGGTTTCTCTTGCGGTTGCGTATGCATATTCATGGTTCTCCAGACATCGTCCAGTTTTACTACACGGATTGCCTCCGCATCATTCGCATCGCATTCGCGAATGTAAAAACAGCCCGAATTGGCGTCACTGTGTTGCATGACTTTACAGTGCGCAGTTTTATTGTAAACGCCTTGATTGTAGACGGTTATATTGGCGGCATGATTGGCCTCGATGTTTTTCTTGAAAAACGTGTAGGATGACACGTTTGGTTCAAATGCCACCACTTTTTGAAATAGTTTCGAATAAGGCAAGGATTGTGTTCCAATATGCCCGCCGACGTCAATAAATGTGCGATTACATCCCGGGTATTCGCGCATATAGGACTTGACAATTTCCAGTTCGCGCGGATAAGGTTCGCATTGCCCGTTGTCGATGTGCCATATAAACACGGGGTCGTCACTATAATACTGGAGCGAGTCATACTGACCCATTAATTCAACATTCCCTGTAGGAGATTGCATTTATTAGTTGCTAATTAAATTTCTATATTTTTTATATATATAGAATATGTCAACCACTGGCGATGTTTTTATGAATACAGCGAGTCTCCATTTCTTGCCAAAAGGCGTTGAAACATTGAATACGGGGGCTTTTACATACGAAGGCCGGTTTCGCGATCCGTCGTTTCCCCTAGTATCTAAAAACCAATGTTTCGAAATCACAATCACAGATGATCACATGAATATTGATTATATCAAATACTCAAATGAATTCAATTGTAAACTTGCTGGATCCGTTATTTTGCGAGAACTCATTGAAATTGCGAGGAAAATGAAGTTGAACTATGTCGAATTATCAGATTTCAGTCGAATTTATAGACCCGGATTTATATCCAAAGAAGACACTGTTTCAGGAGAAGAAAGATACGAAAATTCATATGAATTAGCATATTACCGGATTCTCTTAGAGGGACAATCTTGGTATAATCGTATAGGATTTGTATCCGATTCAACCCCGCTAGAATATGCCCATAACCAACAATTGCGCAACACTCCCTTTTTACAATTAGACGCCATGAATTCCGTCGAATTTATGAATGTTAGAAAAGGACGTCTCAACAAAAAACAAACCAACATTGCAGAAAAAATTGCAGGACCACAATTCTCAATCGATCGCGGGATGTGTATAGAATTGTTGAAAAGTAATGGCATAACGGTTACAGAAGCAACCACTGTAGGAGACATTTTTGAGAAAATTAATGAGAAGGTACTTCAAGATGAATTAGCAGATGTGTTTGACACTATCATTGCAATAATGCGACTAATGATTGAATATCATTTTATATTTTATATAGAAGATGGACTCCGTTTGTATTTACACAAATCGGACAAAAGAACATCAAAATCGAAATCGAAAACAAGAAAACGCATACGATCAAAAAAATAGAATGTTCTAGAGAACGTTATGAATATTTTCCAACAGGGGTCATTACGATAGACTACAATATAAAAGTATAAACCCATCATGCATAATCTCCTATATACACAGATAATGGAATGGTATAATCAAAATACGTGGAAAATTAGACGCATTTTTAAAGATATAGAATATCTCGAATCGATGTACCAACAGGTGAAACCCATATATGAAGACGATTCTGAGAACCAACCCATTCTCAGGATCGAATCGAATCATCCGCATGCGACGACGACAATGGATTCAGTCAAAGTACCGGCCAATATTACAATTTTGTATAAGCCCAATTACCCATTTGAATCTATTTCTGTCTACATCGATGGAACCAATTATGAAGACACAGTGATTGCAACGCATTTGCCACGGGTTCTCCATTGGTTGAATTATTATTCGAAAGAGTATTACATAGACATATTTTATTGTAAAGATTTTCTGAAATTGATTTGGTCGCCCGTCATTCGTATACCGCATATATTTGTAGAAATAGAGTGCATCAATCGAATCAAACGAATGGTCGGATATTCAATCCTGTTGGATAGAGGTGGATACTTACCCTCTGAATTGATTCCTTATCTTTTATCTTTTATCTTTTGATTATTTGCATATATAAAAAGAATGTGTAAAAAAGAATAGAGATTGCATACTTTATTTATGGTAAAGGAATAAAGTATGCAATTAGTTGTTGAACCGGATATATATCAACCCAGCATAGACGAAGCCGGTAATTATATAGACAAGATCCCATGTACATTGAAAAAGAATGGATTATCCTGCCCATGTGGTTCACGTAAAGACAAAACCTATGATTCTTTTGCAAAATTCAGGGCACATATTCAAACAAAAGTCCATCAAAAATGGCTCGAAGGAGTTAATGCAAATCGAGCTAATTATTTGGTAGAGTGCATAAGCCTACGAGAAACGGTAAAAACGCAACAGATTATTATCGCACAAATGCAACGCCAGTTAGACAATTTTGGAAAAGCGGAAATTGTACATGTGCCATTGGGTGACTTGCTCAATTTCGATTGATTTTTCTTCTTGATTTTTTGTCCTAAACGTAATAAAACATTGAGAACATGTATAATAATACAACTTCTCAAACCTCTTCATATGGATGAAATTCGCCGTTCTCTCAGAAACGTATGCGATCTGGAAAAACTGAATCGTCAGCTGGTTCTCAAGAAAATATACCCACAATCCATTTACACCTTATATCAAAGCCTGTTGACGATTGATCAATTAACAACCACTGTTGGAAAAAACGCAAAAATTGCCGACTATTTATTAATCGACATAATCGATCAACACACCATAACAATCGATTCGTTCCGGAACTCACTGAGAACATGTATTCATTTCATAGAAACTACGCTCAACATTGAAACCTGCAGAGGTTTGACATCGGTTCTCCAATTCGAAGAAAATATTATCAAGAAAGGGATCTCAACCACTCTCGATAAAGTCCAACAGGAATATTCGGAGAACTTGGGCCTTTTTTATAAAACGCAGAAATTTTTCAATGATCTATGTGTATCTCGAAATACAAACACAACAAAAGAAACCGATTTTGTGAAAATACACGAAACCGAGAAACTGGGTCTTTCTCTCCAAATTACGCACAAACGCGGAGAACAACTACAAACGGCAATCAAGCAACATGGACAAAGCCTCGTAATCGCAGACAATTTCATCATTCCCGCGAAAGATGTACGCCTCAAAAAGTCGTCGGCAACTGTGGACGACATCGATTTCCCGCAACTCGTCCGATTACAAGACACGATTCGCAAATTAAAAGACCACATCAATGATGAGATCGCTTCCGCATATCTCGCATTTTTATCCCTGTTGGAAACACGGCATTATGATGACATCGATCATTTTGCGAAATTCGTTGCGAAATTGGATTTACTGCAATGCAAAGCGTATGTTGCAAAGAAATTCAATTATTGTAGACCTGACATCGTAACGAGAAACGAAAATCATTCTAGACCTGACATCGTAACGAGAAACGATGATTCTAACACGGACATAGTATCCTTCTTTTCGGCAAAAGATTTGCGTCATGTTCTCATTGAACATATTCAAACGAGCGAAATATACGTCACAAACGATCTCGAATTAAGTCGCGAAAATGGTCAAGGTCTCCTCATATACGGAACCAACGCTGTTGGAAAAACGAGTTTCATTCGATCGATTGGCATCTGCATTATCTTGGCACAAGCCGGATTCTATGTTCCTTGCTCCTCATTTCAATACAAACCCTACACGGCCATATATTCACGCATTTTAGGAAACGATAATTTGTTCAAAGGTCTCTCTACTTTCGCTGTGGAAATGAGCGAACTGCGCGTTATTTTGAAACACGCGGATGAACAAAGCCTGATTTTGGGAGACGAATTGTGTTCAGGTACGGAAATGGAGTCTGCGCTTTCCATCTTCGCATCAGGATTGGTCGCATTGAATCAAAAGAGGTCCACGTTTTTATTTGCAACCCATTTTCATAACATAGTGAATTACGACGAAATTCACAAATTAGTCGCCGAAAACACACTGAAGATCAAACACATGGCAGTGAAATACGACAGGGAGAAAGATATTCTCCTATATGAAAGAAAACTAGCAGATGGTCCGGGGAATCGAATGTATGGTCTCGAAGTATGTAAATCGTTGCATTTATCGGCGGATTTTTTGGAAAAGGCGTTTGAATTGCGCGGAAAATATTTTGGATGCAAAAGTGAATTTACGCATCCAGTTTCGAAATACAATGCGAGAAAAATAAGAGGCATCTGCGAAATATGCGGTGAAAAAATGGGCGAAGAGACGCATCATTTATCGCAACAGAAAGACGCGAATGCAGATGGGTTCATCGGATCGTTTCATAAAAACCATCCGGCGAATTTAGCGAGCGTGTGTGAAGATTGTCATCGAGGACTACATCATAAAATCAACCCTTTACTTGGAAATAACACCATAGATAGAGAGATCCTTTAGTCTATGAATTATTGTCCAAGTAAAAGGTTAAGGAGCAACCCCTGTAGCAGGAGTAGAAATAGTATCAGTAGGTGTAGTATAATAATTATAGCCAGTAGGACCACTCCAAATGACTTCTTGCATTGTACCAGAACTAGCGGTGGGTGTTTCTTGTGGTGTAGTATCGATATTCGGTGTAAAAGAAGGGATAGTAGAATTATAATCAGCTTCAGATCCTGATCCTTCGCCACTCACCCATTTACCTTTGTACCAAAATCCAAACTTTTTCCAAGCGTTTATATAGTTGGGTCCAGTGTCTGAACAATATTCACTTGGACAACAAATATTTCCCAACCCATTGACATAACTTCCGCATTTTGATTCACAGCTACTATTTGCATTTGATCTTGAACAAATCTTATCTATTACAGATTCCGTACCAGATTCCGTACCAGATTCTGATTCTGATCCTGAGGAGGTTGGTTCTATATTTGTAGGCGGGGCCATAGTGGTTGACACAGACGCAGACCCATCCTCTTCTGTATGATAATCCGCATAATTATATCCATCCGTTTCATCACTATTAGTGAAATAACCGCCACTTCGCCCACAATTTCCATAACATTTCCCCTTGTAGTAATAATAATCTTTGTTCTTTATCAACATGTTACTATATGTCGAACGTAAAAGAGGTCCCTTTGCATCTCCTGCAACACATTTACTGCCGCCAAACAAAATACAACAATTCGTACTTGAACAAGTATCCGATGAAAGTCGATTGCATTTTTGTTCTATCATCTCCGGGGATTGTGCATGTTGTTTACAAAATCCATTGTTTTTTTTTTCTTGTAAATCAACACTGTTAAATGGCGATTCGTTTGTAAGTTTACTTAAAAATACACTTGATTCATAGTTGGGAACATAATTATCCGGTCCGAATTTAAAAGAGCCAGGTTCATAGTAAATTGTTTCTCCTTTGAGTTTACTATACGGATAAATTTTACCGTCTTGAGAAGATATTTTGTATCCGACTAAGGCATCATCTGCTCCAGGTTGATCTTCTGGATTATCATGAAACGTGTTGTCTAAATTATCAGAAAGCATACGGTCCAACCAATCTGGATTCCAGTTGGGAGGAAGTGTAGAAGAACCGGAACTGGTTGGTCCAGAATCGTAGTTTGTATTAAAATAATAAGGTAAGGTTGGCTGAGGCTCATTATCCAACATCTGTTGGAGATATTTAGAAATTCTTGCATAATACATATTTAATGTTTCATCTGTTTCTTTAGTAAATCCTGGTATTTCAATAATACTTCTTGTAGGTACAGGATTCGTAGGACCTGGTGTATATCCTTCTGATTTTTTATCATTTATATACACATATGCTAAACCGATAAGAATACATAATAATAGAATAATTAAAGGTAATGGTGCATTTAATTGTAACATTTTTAATTTAGATATTCTTAGATAAAATAATTACATGAAGGGTTTCAAGAAGCAGAAAATAGAAATGTTACAACAAAACCAGCAAATATACGAAAACCAACTGAAAGTGACGAGAGACTGCTACAAAAGTTAAATCCGATGCAGGTTACAACAAAACCAGCAAACAATATACAACTAAAGCAAACAATATACAACTAATTGAACCGGGAAAAATAATTGACGAGAGACTGCATCAAAAGTTAAATCCGATGCAGGTTACTTACAAACCTGCAGCAACGCTGCCAAAAGTAGTAACAGCTGTATCAAACACAAATGTTACAACAAAACCAGTTACAACAAAACCAGCAAATATACGACAACCAACTGAACGTGATGAGAGGCTGCAGCAAAAGTTAAATCCGATGCGCAAAAGTTAAATCCGATGCGCAAAAGTTAAATCCGATGCAGGTTACAATAAAACCAGTAGCAAAAAAAATCCTACCTGAAAGTGAAAGTGTTTTTACAACAAACACCCATTAAAAAATACTCATTTATGGAATTTTAACCAGTGCAATAAGTAGTATATTTATATCAGTGAACATTTAAAACCACATACTCGTTGGGGGGTGCGTGGTTTATAACTTCGAACAAATTATAATTTCTCTTCGAACAAATTATAATTTCTCTAGAAAATTTATAATGAAAAATATTATTCTAGCTGTTCTTTTATTTTTTGTGCTTACACCAGGAATACTGTTGCGTTTACCTAATAAAGGATCCAAATATGTAGTGGCAGGCGTCCATGCGATTGTTTTTGGTCTCCTCTTGTGGGTTTTAGGCAAATTTGTTATGAATTCATTCGAGGGATTTGAAGAAGGAGCGGTTGTAATGGGGAAAGATGCAAATAGTCCAGTGCAGGTTCGAATAAATGAAATTCTAGATAATGCAACAAAGATACAGAATTCTTTGAAAAAAGAATTTGATAAAATAGTTACTTCACATCAAGCCACAGTAACTTTAAAAAATGCATATACAAAAGAATATGGAGATAATTTGAATGATTTGAAAGTTAAATTAGGAAAAAGTACTACCATTGAACAGGTACATAATACATCAAAACTTATTGCAGTAAAAGATCACGGAAAGGCGTTTGCGAATCCAGATGGAACTTTACTGAATGAAGCTGATATAGTTAAGGTACTTACAGATAAAGTAAACGCATCAAAAGCAGCTACAGTCCCAACAACAAGAGCCGCAGCAAATGCAGCTACAGTCCCAACAACAAGAGCCGCAGCAAATGCAGCTGCAGTCCCAACAACAAGAGCCGCAGCAAAAGCAGCTACAGTCCCAACAACAAGAGCCGCAGCAAATGCAGCTGCAGTCCCAACAACAAGAGCCGCAGCAAATGCAGCTGCAGTCCCAACAACAAGAGCCGCAGCAAATGCAGCTGCAGTTCAGCGCCCTACCATAATGTCTCAAACTAGAAGAGCAGGACCAAAATAAAATATAAACCAATTATATAAATGCCTCCTAATCGCGCCGCCGTTCTTTCCGCCATTGCCGCCAAAGTGAGCACCAAAAGTGGTACTAACGCTTCCACCTATTCTACACAAAATAGCTATGTTCAAAATAGAACAACTCTTGGCGCAGTTGTATTAAGCCGTTAATTACTATAAAATTGATCCAAATTGAAAAGATTTAGAATCATGGTATAACATATAGGACTATACCATGATTATTCCGGTAAAATGTATCACTTGTGGTATGGTTCTCGCAGACAAATATAGATATTTCGTCGAAAAATCCAGAGAAATCAAACTCCAACAGGGAATTCATCCCGACCGCGTTCTTTATTTAGACAAAAAAAATCGCGATAAAGCGCCTGAAGGTCAAGTTCTCGACGAACTTCGACTCACAAACATGTGTTGTAGGCGAACAATGTTGACACATGTCGATATTGAATAATCTGCGTGTAGTATATATATAATGAAAAAAGGAACTACAAATAGTACTCGAAGAAAACAAACGAGAAAATACAGAAAACAGCGAAAAACGAGAAAACAGTGTGGATGTTTGAAATGGAATTGGAAATTAAAAGGCGGTGAACATGGTCAAATACCGAATTACGCAGTGAATACATGGAACTCGGATCCAAATTATGCACAAATTTCAGCAAGAAATGTGCCAATGAAGGGAGGAAACATGTTGGGAGGAAACATGTTGGGAGGAAACATGTTGGGAGGAAACATGTTGGGAGGAAACATGTTGGGAAACTTTTTGGCAAATTTTGGAGCAATTGATGGTCAAGGAGCAGCAAACATCGTGTTGGGAAATCCGCCACCAGTTGATGGGTCGCCCAATGTTCAACCGCTGATCAATCAATACCGCGCCGTGTAAATCCATATATTATTTAGAAAAAACGTATAAAAATACAATATTATTGTTAATATGACACTATTGTATGCACTAAAAAACGGGTTTCACATTCCCTTATTATTTCCACTTTTTTATTTTGCAACAGGCGATTTCTTTTTATCCACGATTATTACGTTGAAATCGTTCCCTCTCAATTATTACTACTGGTTTGAAGACCAATATAATCACTTACCGAGAGGATACAATTGGATAAAACAGACCATCCGATTCACAGACACAGGTCATATCGTCTCTTTTATGGCATGGCTAAACCCGCAATATTTACCTGTTGCATTTACAACTCATTTCGTGATTACAGTTGGCTATTGGTTTGGAAAATTATATTTTGGTATGAATGATTGTGATGATCGAAATATACCCGATCTTGAACCCGTCTTTGAAATGATTTGGACATCGGCGAATCATGGATTGCCACTTTTATTATTCGCGAACAAAATAATAATATCCCAAGAACCTGTGTCATTTACTTTTGTAGAATTGCAGAATTCATATGCATGGTTGCATACATGGTTTTTGTGCGTATATATTCCATGGCGGTTGTTTACAGGCGACATCGTATATAACGTGTTGGATTATCACAGAAACACTACAAAAACTCTATGGTTTGTAGGTTATATTCATTTTCTCATATTCATGGGGCACATGTTTGGTTTCGCGATTAGCAATATCAATAATACAATCCATACATAATAATAGCAAATTCCGATTTTTATAATTTATATGAATAAATTATAATGATTATTGGATTAAAAAATTTATGCGAACCTGCCGAATTTTATTTAGTCATTTCCATAATAGCGACGGTTCTCATTCTTCTATTTAATAGCAATATTAAGAATAATGTATATTGTCTCGGATTATATGATTGCAAAATATCTTCCAGTACGATTGGTATTGTATTATTCATCAAAATTATCTACATTGCATTCTCGACATGGATTCTCAACATCCTATGTAGGACAGTATCATCCAGTATTGGATGGTTATTAGCAATAATCCCATTTATATTATTCTTTCTTCTCTTTGGATATGGAATTTTCACTCGCGAATAATTTTTATTTTTCTTTATTTTTCTTCCTTATTTTTTGTTCTTCTTTTTCTTGTTCGGATTCGTTTTTTCTGTTTTTTTTGCAACAGTAGGTTCATCTAACCAATCATCTACAACTGGTCGTACCGAGCTTTTAGGTTGACTTTCGTTGCCGGTTTTGAAAACAAAATGTTTGTCTCCAACCGATTCCAATGATGCCCCGGCCGCTGCAGCAGCCGCTTTCTTTTTCTCCAATTTTTCACGCATCTTTTCCGCCTGTGTGCCTTTCTTCAGTTGACGCTCCATTGCCGAAAAATCGAATTTCGCATCTTTACCGAGACCCATTCCACCCATATTTTTAGTCAAATTCTTCATCATTTCTTGGAACTCTTTGCCGTTCCCCATATCTTTCATCTTGCCCATTAATTCACTCGCCTCCTTCATAATATCCTCTTTCGATATGTCGCCGTCTTTCATTTTGGTCTCCAATTTCGATCCCACCGTTTTCAACAATTCCATGATCTTTTTCGGATTCTTCATTAATTTCTTGAAAATATCTTGCGTCGATTTTGCACCTCCTCCTACGCCACCACCACCACCAATTATATTGGCTGCATCTTCTCCGAAGATATTCATCAAATCCCCGGACAATTCATCCGCCAACTCTTTTGCCAACTTCCCGATCTTCCCATCAAACAGGGATTTCAAATGTTCATGAATACCTGTTGGATCAATGCCTTCGAATTTTGAAGACCCGTCTTCATTTCCATTTCCATTACCATTTTCATTACCATTTTCATTTCCAGTTGTACCCGTTTCGTCTGCATCTACATCCATATCCTTGAAAAAATTCGTTAAATTCGAAATCGTGTCTGTCAATTTGGTTTGCAATTCCATGTCGTCAATACCGTCAAACAAATTCATCGTCTCGCCGAACGTGGTCTTGTCTTTCACACTCGACATGATCGTAATCAGAATCAACTGCAAATATTTCCACATGGTTTGTTTGGTTGACTCGGATACGTCCGGCAGATTAAACAATACACGGAAATCGATGCCAGGTAAAAATTCTACATTCTCATCATTTGTAGGCAAAAACAAGTCATCATTCTGATAGAGAATATCGAAGAAACGCTGCGGATAAATTTTAAAACAATGCGAATATACGAAGAGAACCTCGTCATTATTCCCTGTAGGAAAAAAACAAGGAGACAACATGGATGCATATTCGGGAAATGTCAAACACAGATCTTTTGCGAAATCTTGTATACTTGATTTGAAATTTTCGGGAATTTCGAGAACCTCTTGATTCTGATTCATTTTGTATTGAATAATAGACTATATTTTTCTATACATTTTACTTTAAAATTATTTCCCTTTTTCCAAAAATTGATAGTAAGAAAATGGATGCATAGAATCTTATATAGTTATATAGTTGATTATGGAACCAGCGTGTCCTGATGATCCTGATGATCCTGCGACATTTTATCCTGAAATGTTAAACAATGTTGCATGCCAAATTGCAGCACATGCATTCCAAGAAAGGAATTCGCATCCATTACAGATGTATTTTCAATCGTTGTCTCCTGGAAACATCCGAGCTTTACTGAATTGGACAGATGATCCTGCATCATGGAAACCGAAAGTCTACCCGGAAGATAGATGTCATTATCGACTGGTTGCCGAATGTATGTTGCGGTATTATTATTACCGATTCGAACCGAAAGAAGACGACGATGAAAAAGATTTCGAAAAACTCGAACAAGATTTTTTCGAAAAAAAAGAGTACTGGTCACGAATAAGTATCAATGGAACCATTGCTATTGGAATTGGTGTAACAACAAAAAAAAAGAAAAAACGATCAAAACGTATCAAACTACTGAAATGATTAAAAAATGATGAAAAAATGATCAAAATCCAAAGGGTCCGGCTTCGCGTTGCTGTTTCACTTCATCGTTTCTTTTTTCTTGATATTGCTGCATACTCTCTTCATCCACTTTATCGGGACGATATGAATCGGGAGGGGTCTGAATAGTCAATTGGTTCTCATGATCAGCCTTTACATAATTATAAAGCTGCCTATGTGCTCCTTTTCCCTTCGCCATGTATTCATCCGGCGATACATTGTAATACGTGAATTTATCCGATACAATGTTGGATGATCCTCCTGCCGAAAATGCTAAAGGCATTGCGATCGGTTCTCCATTTTCTAGCGTTTGTTTCGATATTTTTCGACTGACCATCGGATTCAAATAACTGATAATTTCTTGTGCATAAATACACCGGTAATTTTCTTTTACAATTAGCATTGCAGGAACTCCGTGAATTCCAGGCGGCATCATAACACATTTGCCATTTTCTAAATGAATAAGGATTTGTCCAGTTTGCGGATCAATCGATCTTCGATCCAGACAAATACAGTTGAGATGGTCAATTAGACCGTTTTTAGAAATATATTCGAGAACCTTTTTCGAATTCGGGCAATAATTACTATAATACAAAATATCCATCTGGTTCTCGAAATAAATATTATAGTATGGTCCTAAAATGGTTTTAAAAAAGAAACGATTTTATTATCCGATCAATATATATTAATGAAATTCAGTTGGGGAAATTTCACAAAACCGCTTGATCCTTTTGAAATTACCGCTTTAGTAATTTTTTTATTATATCTCGTTTTTCCAATAAAAACTCCGCCACAATTGGCGAGAGTAATCAATACATCTATCGGGATCTTGATATTGATCGGCATAATAGTATATCTGTTTTTGAATACACATCCAGTTGTCGCCATTTTATACATTTTTGTCGCCTATGAACTGGTCAACAGAAGTATAACAAATTATACAGAATCATCGTTTACATCACCCGAAATGTCTGGAACTCAGACACCATCGTCATCATTGATTGCAACTGATATTGATGAGTCCACCTCTATACCTGGAGCAGATGAATCGATCCCTGAGTTGGATCATAACTATGCCCCTATTGGAGAAAACTCAAAAATAATTTCCAATGAACATGCGGCCGAATTGGCGAGATTGAATCCGCCATCTCCATATGGTAAAACTTTAGAAGAAGAATTGATTCGAGAACGCGATCCTGAAGCAGCAGCACGCATGAATACAAATATGCAATTGTTAGAAACTTCATCGTTCGTGCCCGTCTATGGTAAAGGAAGCGATGGAGTATTTCAACTATAATTTTTCAAAGAAATTCGCCAATCTATTTTTTGAATAATATTTAGTTGATTTGGATGTTGTAAATAAAGTATCATTTTCATCATCATTGCCGTCGTCGTCGCCGTCATTATCTTTGCCGTTTTTTGTACGACTTTCATAACAACCCGGGTCTCCATTTTCATTATCATCCATATCCTTCATTTGGATATATCGAATCAACGTGTTGGAGAACCCCTCAAACATTTCATTCACTTCTGTATTGAAATCCTTTTCCGGATTCTGTAGAAATTCGCTCGTCATATCGAGCATCCGTTTACGGTATTTGCGAATCTTGGACAAATACTCGCATTTCTTTTCATAGGTTTCCGGATCAGATCGTTCCAAATGTTTTTTATACATTCCCTTGTTGGAGAACATCGCTAATGTTAATTTGTTTAAATCGGCGTATTCCTCCATTATAATAATAATCAGTTTTCTTTATTATTATAATAATATTTTCCTTTAGATTATATATCGATGACTTCTCCATATACGGTTTTTCCTCAACAACATTTGCAAACACCAGACCTGGGTGGAAGCAATTTAGGCGGCGGATTTCAAGGCATTTCTGTAAAGCAACCTGTTATTAGCCATAGACAAGGTGCGGATGTTTCTCAACGCAAGGTACTTGTGAAAGCATGGAATACAGCATATGCAACAGGATCCGTCAATGGACTATCTCGCGTAACGACGCCGTTTCGTGCAGTGAATAACTCAGGAGATTATTTAGGCCGAGTGAATTACAGCTGTGGTGGACCAAATCCGACAAATGCTTCTCGGCCTGGTTACGGTAGATCTATTCGTAGTCTGATACAAATGTGTGATACTACAGGTATTCCTGCTTCGTCGTGTAATGTAAAATTTGTGGCCGATTCGTCTGATTATACTACGTTTAGAAGACAACGCGCTGCTAATTTGAATTACAATGACTCTAAATTTGGTGGTGATCAACACAATGCATCCTATGTTCCGGTCATGCATGTTCGCCGATTTTAACAAAATATTCAGTATATATAAATAGAATGCGGAAGTACACGCGTAAACTCTATAAAAAGAAAAATTACAAAAAAGGAGGTTATATACATTCTTCTAGTGCAAAAAAATCGAGAACAAAAACGAGAACACCTACAAATAATAAAAAAAATGAACAAAAAAAAGAAAAATCGCAGTATGTGGCTGAAAATGATGAAAGACAATCAAAGTCGTCATATGCTGTCGATATATTTAGAAAATTACGCAGATGATCACAATGTTAGTCGTATTCCAACCCAACACAACACAACACAACACAACAAAATGATTAAACCCTTGCACTACGTAGTGCAAGGGTCAGATATAATTAATGATTTGAAATGACCCCCTCTGGGGGGTCCCCCATTTTAAATCTTCACTGTTATAAATACATTTCTATTTAATGTATTTAATAGTCATGCTTCTTTCTTTATTATTTTCTTATTTTCGTCTTGTTCCAAATACTCAAAATTTCATTTTTTATTCATAAAACGATACAATACAAAGAGACCAACCACCGTAAAAGATCCGATGAAAAACTGCGAAATTTTATCATCTCCTACCGAAAAACGATTCACAGGTTCACCATAAGCAGCATGAATCCCTGTTGGAGATAATTGTTCGAATCCTTCTTTTTTTTTCGTTTTTGGTGCCTTAGGGAGAACATTGTGAATTCCCCATAGTTCAAACATTTGTGCTAAACTATTTTTTGTATGATTCTCCATTGTTGTTGTTTTATATAAATATATAAAACAAAATACGCAAAATCAAACAATACGCAAATACGAAATCAAACAATACGCAAAATCAAACTAAGACGAGCACATTTCACATATTTCGTCTTCTTCATATACAGCACCTGTATGAGTTGCCTTCTCCGGTTCGATCGTGAATTGCTGTGCCTGATGTTTCCCCCTCCTTCTCAAATAATAAATACCGGTTTTCAATCCCTTTTTCCATGCATAGAAATGCATCGATGTCAAGGACGCGTAATCGGGATCCTCCAGCCACAAATTCAAACTTTGAGATTGACATACATAGACACCGCGATCCGCCGACATGTCTATCAAATGTTTCATCGGAATTTCCCATACGGTCTTGTACAATTCGCGAATCTCCTGTGGGATCATGTCCAAATGTTGGATCGACCCGTTATTCGCAATAATATTATTCTTCATCTTTTCATTCCATAAATTCAATCGAATCAAATCTTCCAGCAAATACCGGTTCGCCAAAATGAACTCGCCCGCATTCGTTCGCCGAGAATAAATGTTGGAAGTGATCGGCTCAATGCATTCATTGAACCCCAAGATTTGCGAAGTCGATGCAGTGGGCATCGGTGCAACCAACAGAGAATTCCTCAATCCACTCTGCATAATCCGCTGTTTGAGATCCGCCCAATCATACATGAAAACATGGGGAGATTCCGAATCCGTCCATAAATCGAACTGCAGAATCCCCTGACTCGCGGGTGAGCCCTTGAACGATGAATAGGCACCGTCTTTCTCCGCCAATTCGCACGACGCTTCCAATGCCGCGTGATATATCGTCTCAAAAATACGGCGATTGATCTCTTTCGCAGCGTCACTTGTAAATGCAATACGCAACTTCATAAACACGTCGGCCAACCCCTGCACCCCAATTCCAACAGGGCGATGTTGCAGATTACTTCGCCGCGTTTTCTCTGTTGGATAGTAATTAATGTCTATGACGCGGTTCAAATTATACGTGACGATTTTGGCGACAGCGTGCAGCTTCGTGTAATCGATGCGATCATTCGCCGCTGAGTTGTTGGCGTCGAAATCGTTTTTATCCATGACGAAATTCGGCAAGGCAATGGATGCGAGGTTGCACACCGCCGATTCTTCCGGCGAACTCACCTGTAGGATTTCTGTGCACAAGTTGCTGGATTTGATCGTGCCGATATTCTTCTGATTCGATTTCTTGTTTGCCGCGTCCTTGTAGAGCAAATAGGGCATGCCCGTCTCCATTTGTGCGTCCAGAATTTTGAACCATAGATCGCGCGCTTTCACCACTTTCGCGGCTTTGTGCGAATTTTCGGTTTCGTATTTTTCATACAGGGCGTCGAATTCGTCGCCGTAGACATCGGCGAGACCGGGGTATTCATCGGGGCACATCAATGTCCATGTTGCATTCTCTTTGACCCTTTTCATGAATAAATCGGGGATCCATAACGCGTAAAAAAGGTCGCGCGCTTTCAACTCTTCGTCGCCGTGATTCTTGCGCATTTGTAAGAACATTTCAATATCGGCGTGCCATGGCTCCAAATAAATAGCGAAGGATCCGTTGCGCTTCCCACCGCCATTATGAACAAGACCACTTTCCAACAGGTAATCGTGCTGTTTTTCCATTTGAAGATCGTAGAGAATTCCACTGTAGGAGGTTTTTGAAATAGATTCTATTTTTGTGCATACGAATCTGTGTGAATTATCATTATTCACATATTCTAATCCGTGTGATAATTTTTCTGCAGCCAAACGTAAAAGTAAATAGTTTACTTGTGAATCAATGGTAGAGTCATATTCAAAATCTTCAAACACGGAAGATAATACTTTTATTTTATCCAAGGATAGATTCAACCAACGATGGTGTATACATTTTCTCCCTGTTTCGTTATAAAAATCGCTGTATCTAAATGGTAATTGTAAAGATGGTTTCCATGTAATGTATTCATCTTCAATTCTATATTCGACGTATTTCGAATCTAAGTATTGTTTTATGAAATCAATCAGTCTATTATTTTTTGCGATGTTTATTCGATATTCGTCTATTACCGATCCATGTTTTACAATATACCCATACATACGACAATCATCCTCTGTAATACCAGAAATGTCCTTTTCATAAGTAGGAATAGAATAAATGATTTTATCATTGACCATTAATTCGCCCGCTTCTATCCATTCTGGTCTAGCAAATTCGTTGTTATGATTTCTTAAAACGTATATCGGATGCTGAGGAGTAATAGTTAGTTTATTAAAAGTAAACTCGGTTTCGATTTCTAACACCTCCCCTTTGTATGCATGTTCCAGTACATCTTTAATTAATTCGGTTTCTCCATTCAAATTAAAAATGCTCGTTTCTCCTACACTGCAATGCTGGATCTGTTTGGGTCCATCTGTCGTAAAAATAATTGTCTCAGGGACAACACATTGGTCAACGTATTTTGCAGTCGCATTAAATACTTTCAACATGGGCACGATTCCGTTGGAAGTGCCGTTCGTACCGCGAATATGCGACCCAGTTGCACGCACATTGTGAATATGCAGCCCGATCCCACCAGCCATTTTCGAAATCTGCGCACAATCTTTCAACGTGTTGTAAATCCCGTCAATACTATCGCTTTCCATCTGTAGGAGAAAACAAGAAGAAAGTTGGGGGCGCGGCGTGCCTGCATTAAACAGGGTCGGCGTCGCATGTGTGAAATATTTCTGCGACATGTAATCGTAGGTCTCGCGAATCTTCGCCATGTCCGCATCCGTAGTTTCTAGTCCGCGACCATGAATCCCGATACTGACGCGCAACCACATATGTTGCGGTCTCTCTACTGATTTTCCGTCGATTTTGAGCAAATAGGCGCGCTCCAATGTCTTGAATCCGAAATAATCAATTAAATAATCGCGTTCATAATCCAGCATGTTTTCAAACAGGTCCGCATTGGAATCCACTAGTGCATACAGTTCGCTCGATACGAGCGGCGCCGATTTGCCGTGCTTGTCGACGAATAGATAGAGGGAAGAAATCACCTGTTGGAAAGAGGAAGAAGTGTTTTTATGATGGTTTGACACGATAATGCGGCCGGCCAGCACATTATAATCGGGATGAGTGGACGCGAGTGCAGCGCACTGCTCGGCAGTGAGTTCGTCGATTTGCGTGGTTGAAATGCCGTCGTAGAGCTGGTCAATGACCTTCATGGCGAGGGCCGTGTAGTTCAATTGCAAATTCGCGGCCTTGCCGATCCGTTTGATTCTGCGCAAGATCTTGTCGAAAGACACTGTTTCCGTAGTTCCGGATCGTTTCGTCACTTGCATTTCGGTGTCATTTGTTTCCATCGTGATATTGTTTATATATATGCATGTAATTCTATATGTCTTTTATTCAATAGAAAAAGACATGTTTTGGATTTTTGGATTTTTGGATTTTTATTTTTTATAAATAGAATATATAATGTCGTCAAGTGTCTACACCAATGTCCTTTCTCAGGAAGAAATGAGTTATATACAAAATCGTCCTGAAGTTCTTCTAGCAAAGTCCAAGTTGGATTCTCAGACAACTGGAATGGTGTATTTTTCAATACCAATCACCGATGCCCTTCGCGCTACTTTGCAAACACGCATGGGATTAGATCTTCCTGTTGAGAGACTTTCACAAATACCGATGAGATGGATCAAGGGTGATGTAGAACCCCATGTGGATGTTGGACACTCTCAATTTGAAAATACATATTTGGTCTACATGAATGACTCGCCGGGTGAACTCATTGTAGATTCGCAATCCTATCCAATTCAATCCAACACTGGGTTTGTATTCAATGAGGGACTGCACCACGAGACTCTACATACCGGAAATGTTGCGCGTTTATTGGTGGGTCCGATGAATGAACTGGCCGAACCAGTTGGGTCTCCTTTAACCTATTATTCTACAGAAGCCGATGCTCTTGCCTATAGCAATCCATTAGGGTATGGCGGAGGATTTACAGTCGGCTCAGGTGGACCATTTGGACCTGGCGCTGGATATACCAGTTGGAGACTCGCGTCGAATAGTAGTGGTTCATCGCCACTGAATGTAATTTATACAAATGGAACGGTTTTGAATTCTGACGGATCGTACCATTTATATCCCTCCGCGCCATGCTTTTTAGAAGGATCTACCATTCTCTGTGAAGTAGACGGTGTTGAAACATATGTCCCTGTTGAACAACTTACGCACGGAACGCTCGTCAAGACGAGTTTGAACGGATATAAACCTGTTGTATTGATCGGTCAAGGGATCATTGAAAATCCCGGAAACGATGAACGTTCCGAGAACCGTCTGTATAAATGTTCTACTACCAAATATCCAGAACTCGCCCAGGATTTATATATTACTGGTTGCCACTCTATTCTCGAGTTTCCTATAACGGATAAACAGATGGAAGACACTATCCAACACCTAGGTAGATTGTTTGTGACAGAGGAGAAATATAGATTGATGGCTTGCGTGGACGAACGCGCAGAACCATGGAATTCCAAAGGCGTATACAGAATTTGGCATTTTGCTCTTGAGAACAATGATGAAAAAATGAATTATGGAGTCTATGCCAATGGGGGATTATTAGTTGAAAGCTGCTGTATCCATTCTTTGAAAAATAAAACAAATATGGTAGTTGCATAATCTATGGTAGTTCATAAAAACATTTACTTATCAATTTGAAGGACAAGAATATTTAAAAAAAGAATATGATATTACATCTAAAATTGAGATAGGTTCAGTTTTATCAGGAAAACTAATAAGTTCTCTTGGATTTGTATTTAAATATAAGTAAATTTAGAAATTGGTATTTAAAATCATAAAACATATAATGTAGGAAATGTAGAAATAGTATATAAAATGACTACTTGGGCTGAACATGTTGGAAAATTTGCTAAAGAAAATAATATGAAACTAGGAAAAGCTATGCAAAGTCCTAAATGCAAAGCAGAATGGAAAAAGTTGAAAAATGGTGGAGGAGAACCTCTTGCTGCTGAACCTGCTGCTGAACCTGTTGTTGCTGCTGAACCTGTTGTTGAACCTGTTGTTGTCGGAGAACCTCCTGTTAAAAAAGGTGGACGTCGTAGAAAATCATCAAAGAAAACAAAAAAAAATCGCCGTTCTAAAAAGTCGCGCAAAAATTATCGTTAATCCTTTCAGCTACAAAGTGAATATAAACGATTCAATACAGAAATATATATTTTTAAAATATATATGTCTTTAGATAAAGAAGAAGATATAATAAATGATACATTCATAGAAGCTTGTCGGGATCAAGATATTGATACAGTTAGACAAATACTCCAAAATCGTTCTACTAATGGAGTAGATATTAATTATATGAAAGGATATCTTGCAAGAAATATAAGTTGGTTAGAACGTGCTCCTATACATTGGGCATGTGAAAAAGATAATTTAGAATTATTAAGAATACTTTTAGAAAATGAAGCTAATCCTGATATAAAAAATAGTCAAGGAAGAACTCCTTTACATTTAGCATCTATTCAACTTGCACAATTATTGTTTGATTTTGGGGCTAATTGCAATATACCAGATTACTATGGAGATACACCTCTTCATTATGCATGCGATAATTTTATTTACAATGATAATAGAACGGAATTAATACGATTGTATGTTGATAATGGTGCTGATATTAATATACGCAATTCTAAAGGAAAAACACCTTTCTTTGTATCATGTGATGGTGATGATAATGATGTTGTCCGATTTCTTATATCTGAAATTCATGTGGATGTGAATATACCAGATAATGAAGGAAATACTCCTTTACATTTTGCATGTAACAAAAGAAATTTAGAATTAATCCGAATATTGTTATTTGAAGGAAATGCTGATGAAAATGTTAGAAATAACAACGGTTTAACCCCTACAGAATTAGTTCGTTTTCATATGACAAATATTAGACAAATACCTGACTATCATTTGGAATTTGATTATTATCATAGTTTGGATGATTTAGAAAATCAATTTAAAAATGTAATAGGAATATTGGAATCAAAAAATGAAATACAAGATTCTGCAAGTGTAGATGTTTTACACGATTATTATTTAAAAAATCCTGAAGATACACCAAGAGAACAAGTACTTACATATCCGGATTTAACTCGTAACGTAAAATCATATTTATCAAAACCACGTTCAGTATATGAAGGTCTATTAGGACCGCAACTTTATAATTCTTTTGTAAGAACAGCTAGGTCGCTACTGAGACCACGTGCAAATGCAAGTGTTGTTACAAGACGAAGTCATTCTGGAAAAAATTCTGGTAAAGGTAAAAAAGGAGGGAAAAAAACAACAAAAAGAAAAATGAAAAAAACAATCAAATCCAAGAAATCCAGGAAATAAAATCAACAGAAAAAATAAATAATCATTATATATTTATTAATACAATGAATTATATCCTTTTGTTTGGTTTCTATTTTCTACCAATGATCTGCGATGCTGTAAAACATGCAAAACCAAAACTATGCATTCATTGTAAGCATTTTATACCCGATAATGGTAATGGTAAATATGGAACGTGTTCTCTGTTTCCAAAAAAAGAATGCCAGATTGACTTTTTAGTGAATGGAGTCAATGAGAACTCATATTATTACTGTAGTACATCGAGAGAAATGGGTAATATGTGTGGCGAAGAAGGTAAATATTACAAAAAGAATCGTTACAAAAAGAATCATATCAAATAATTTTTAGTTTTTAGTTTTTTTCATATTTTTAGTTTTTTTCATATTTTTAGTTTTTTTCATATTTTTAGTTTTTTTCATATTTTTAGTTTTTTTCATATTTTTAGTTTTTTTCATATTTTTAGTTTTTTTCATATTTTCAGTTTTTTTCATATTTTTAGTTTTTTTCATATTTTTAGTTTTTTTCATATTTTTAGTTTTTTTCATTATTTTTAGTTTTCATCATCACAATATTCGCTTCCATCCGTCATCAAATCGGAAATATCGTCATCTGGATCCAGGTCTCGATGGACGTATGCAAGTAATTCATTATCACTCGCAATCCGCTTTTCGGACATGTAAATGTTGACTTTAGCACAAATACGACAATAACGAGTGGCAGTTAGATTTTGCGCACCCGATAATTTCGACGCGTCTTCCGCGTGATCATCTCCACGACGAACGGCGACAATGTACTTCGCCCATTTTTGTTGAATTTCCGCAATATCTTCGTCATCATACGCCATATGAATATCATACAGGATAGATCCGAGCCATTTGCCAATGTTCCATTGCGAACGTCTTTTGTGTCCATTTGGCAAATTTCCAAACGTGTTTGCAATTGTAAATATTTCAAACACGTGTCCCAGAACCCGAATAATTTCATCGCGATGAATCGGATCTTGCTTTTCAATTTGACATTCTTGTACATTGTATGACTTTGTAATGAAATGCACGCCGTTCAATGCGCCAGAAATGAGCGCAATCGCATTTTCCAGGTTTTTCTTTCCATTTGTATCAGCATTACGCGTATCGAAGAAATGTTCGGAAATGATATTGCGCAGAGGATAATCATCATTGTCTAGAAATGCAACGGCTTCGCGCACAAGAGGCGAATCATCCACCGACATGGCATACAATTGTCCATCGGAGACCTTGACGTTTTTATTTAGACGGCGAAACATGATGCGCTGAGCTTTAGCGGTTAAATTGCGCATGACTACAATTGTAATCGGATGGGATTCAATACGTTGACGCTCCTCTGTAGTCAATTCACGCACATCTCCTCGTAAAATACGGCGAAACGTCGTCATACGGTTGCCACCTTCCATGACTTCGCGACGTTCTCTACCATCTACAATGCGAGAACAACAGATGATCGGAGGAATGAAGTATCCATTGATGATACTATCAATGAGATTTTCTTGCATATCCTTGTTCCAAACGTAAGGGCGATTGCGACGGTGAATATGGACCAAACAGTCAGAATTGTAATCCAGATCACCTTCTCTGCCAGAAAAGTCATTGTTGATCTGACTGATGGTCGTCTGGATGTTTTCGGTACTGAGGCGAGTTGCAGACATTTTGGTTCGGGGTTCGGGGTTCGGGGTTCGGGGTTCGGGGTTCAGGGTTCAGTTTTCTTCTCTTGAGAGGGTATGCTAAAAATAAATACCGAAAAAAAATATCAATTTTATTTTTTACATCAATCGCCCAAAAATGATAATCAAGGAACCCTGTAGGAAAAATCCAAAGGTTCTCAAAGATAAAATAAATTATTGTATATATTAATGAGAATTAGTGATGATAATATTAGATTTAAATTACAAAAAGCAAGAGATAGTGGCGAAATTATCACTAATTGGGATGTATGTTACAAGCATGAGGAAGTTATTTAGTAAATGGCCGGAATTTAATTATAAATATAAAATAATCTTTCTATAACTAAATAAATGCAAAAAATGGGCCGCATAGAACTCATCCTTGGCTGCATGTACAGCGGCAAAACCACCGAAATGATACGCAAGATCAACATGTACAAAACCCTCGGCAAACAAATGGTTATTTATACACATTCCATGGATACGAGATACGCTGAATCCGGCAAAATATCGACCCATGACAAGACCATTGTGCAAGCGATTGCAAAAACGAATTTGTCCGATATTTTCGACACCATGTCGTATCAAACCGCCGAAATCGTCTTTATTGAAGAAGCCCAGTTTTTCCCCGATTTATTTGACACGGTGGTTCGAGCTGCAAATGAACATAAAAAAACGGTGATTGTGAGCGGACTCGACGGCGATTATTTACTCCAGCCCTTCGAACAAATCATCCGGCTCATTCCCCATGCGGAATCGGTCATCAAACAGAATGCCCTCTGTAGGAAATGTGGGGATGGGACGCCTGCTTCTTTTTCCAAGAGGATCGTGCCTTCCGTTGAACGCCAATTGGTGGGCAGCAATGGCGTATACGAAGCCGTCTGTAGGAGACATTATGAATAATAACAATACCCAAAAATGAAATATAAATATATTTTATTTTATAACATATCAACATAATTATGTTCTCGAATAAAACTAATAATTACGATCAGATTCTTCCGAATTTGTACATCGGAAATTATCACGCACCAGAGTATACGTCCAATTTCGATGTCATTGTGAATTGTACACGTGATCTCCCTTTTTCAAACAGTAGCAAAATACAGTATATCCGTTTGCCAATTAACGACGATCCTGCGGAAACCAATAACCTGTTGGAAAAAGCCCCCGGTATTCTTGAAAAAATACGCGACGCACTGGAGAACAGGAAACGCGTATTGGTACATTGTTATGCTGGAATGCAGCGATCGTGCGCACTCGTAGCCATGTACATTATGAAATATTATCAGGTAGTTAGTCCATCTGCAAGTATGAAATTCATCAAGACGAATCGTCCTGTTGCATTTGAACCGAAACCTACATTTATAAATGCACTGCAAACGTATTACAGTAGTATACTGGTTGAGCGGTTAGGTTAAAAACAAAACCATAAACAAAACAAAATAGATAGAATCGTTATTTTGTTTTATGCAAAGTTCTCTATTTCTCGATAAAAACAATCAACAACTCCTGTGGGAGATGATTCACAAAAGTCCATTGATTCAACACGTATTTACACCGGAACATGCAAGTCAAAGACAAAAAGAACAATGGTTCATGCATTCGATCCAAGAAATACATCAACGGAATCCAACGATTCAGAGTCGAGAACAATTGATGGTTTTGAATCGGAGTTCATTGCAATATTTATTGCAAAGTCTTCAACACCTGCAACAACAAACGCCAGTGAATTCAAATCCAAACAACATAAATCAACAACACCAGCAAAAAAAGGTCTCTTTTCACGGAGATATGTCATATGATACAGCAACCTCATATCGACAATCACAAGATTCGACGTATTCCCTTACTACACAGTATTCCAGAAACCAACCAGCACATGCATCCAGACAAGAAGACGCATTCCAAGAAAGAAAACGGCAATATGATTCCATGTTGGAGAAAAGGACGCCCCCCGATGTTCAGTTTACAGAAAAAGAAGATACGGCAATTTCCAACATGGATGAATTATTGGAACAACAACGAAAACTTCGAGAACTGGATCTGCCGCTAAATACAAATGTTGCAAATCCATTGACAAATGTTTCGCCAATACAATCGACGACAATACAATCGACGACACCTACAAACAAATACAATCCTGCTGCTCCTGTTCTCAAAATACATCATGATCAGACAGAAGAAATCGAACCGATTGTTTTGTTGGAACCGAAATCGGAAATAAATGAGGATCTACAAATTTTGAAAAAAGAATTTGAAGATTTTAAACAAACGGTTCTCGAATTTATAAAGAATTTTCAAACATTGAAAAATGATAAAAATGATAAAAATAATGAACCCTCCGTCCATAATTTTACTGACACTGAATAGGTCACTAAATCATCGTAATTACCAAAGTAATTGATCTGCATAGTATCCGGCGGTCCCTTTGCGATGTCTATCTTTTTCGTGTCTCATCTTGTATCTCATGCGATGTTTATTGGCCGATTGTTTGCCTTCTTTGCGCATAAAGGTCGGATAATCATCATACCCTGTTGCTCCAATCGATGCCAATTTTTTGCCCTTTTTATCGAAAACGTCCAATTTCTTTGCGGGGTTCTTCGACCTTTTTATCGTAACACCTAATTTCCTGGCCTTTTTCCGAGTGTATTGAGTAATTGTATACGCCATTTTGTATATATAATGAATGCTAAATTATATATATAACCAAATTTCGAGAACCATGCAAATTTTACTAATTCCATCATCCAATCATCCAATCATCCAATCATCCAATCATCCAATCATCCAATCATCCAATCATCCAACATTCCAACCTTCTTTTTACAGTGGATCCAAGACTGCGTAAAATAATGCTCCAACTGCCGCATATAATCCGCATCCAATTCGCATTTACCTAACGCGATCGATCGAAGCACCGCTTTGCATCCGCGCAAACACAACTCATAATACCCGTGTTGGAAACTATTACGAATAAAATTATGCACGGGTTCTCGCGGTCTTTCGTAAATATGCACATAATTCGTAATCATCTCAGTGTAATCTCCATAATATTGGTCGAATAACTGCGTGTTCTCGAAAAACACTGGACTATACAATTGTTCGTCCGCGTGACCATATCCGGCGTCCACATATTTCTGGAATTTCTCAATAATCAGCCGACATACATTGAACATGTAGAAACGGTTGCCAGTGAAAAATCCGCTGCACATACTACAACGTCCCGCCTGGAAATATTCGGCGGTTCTTTCCACCAATCCCTGTGGGATAAAATCAATATAACAGGTCGAGAACTTGTCGCGCATTTCCAACATGCATTCATCTAAATGCACCATATTCTTGTATCCCATGCGCTCAATACAGAAATTGATCCATGCGAAATGCGTGGATTCGAACGGGTTCTCCAAAATAGTTTCTTTCAACATCCAATATCGCGATAGACAGAACAAGTAGTAACTCGGCGTATTTCGCGGATCGAAATGATACGGATTCTTTCTGCGGTTCTCTGCGATTTGGTTGCGATATTGGGCAAATGTCGGTTTGTCGTCGCCGAGCAACCGGATTTGGTCGAACTCCACCACTACATATTTCGTTTTTTCCGAATATACCGCGGGACGTATTCGCTGGATCGTCGGCAAACTGTCCGCATCACAATAAACGACCAAATGATGAGGCAATGACAAGGTCGTTACTGCATGCTCGAAATAATAGTTGGAATCGCGCGCCTTTATCTCCGCACTTGCATCCGGACATTTCGTCAAATTGAAATAAGCAGTCACCAATGTCCATTTCGACGTCTTCTCGATTGCCGCATGTTTGTACTCGTATATACAAGGAAACACGGTTTTCATTGTTTCGGGATGAAAACACACTACACCAGTGCCCGAATGATTACCGACTAACGTCAGATCATACCGATACTCGTCGGGGATCTTGTACCATAACTGGTCGCGCATCTGTTTCATTGACCAGATATGATCAAACACGATGATTCCCGCATACAAATTCTGTTGGAGAAACTTGTAAAACGCATATTCATCGGATCCTGTATGAGGAGAACAATCAATAAAAATAATATCGCATTGCAGAATCAATGACTTCCATGTTTCTTGGACTCTTGCGTCCATCATATTCGCTTCGTAATACAATATATTTTTTCGTTTGCGAATTTTCTGGTCGAAAAAATCGAATCGTGTAAATGCGTGGACAGTGACCGATTGTTGATCGTGAGGTTCATGATTCGAAGGATCCGTGTAGGAAAGAGCCAAACTAGACAACCCTTTGTATCCATCCGCAACAAGAATATTTGCACCCTTTCGACATTTGGATGCAAGATATGCGAGTAAACGATAATGACGTTGTCCTGGTTGATCGAAAAATTCAGCATGTTCTCCGAGAATCGTGAAAAAATTGGATCGAAACGAAGAATCTATGGATTCGATATTTTTTCTAACGTGATCCATACAAATGAATGAATTATATTTTTAATAGAATTCATGTTTTATATTTATTACTTCTGAATTCAAAACCACGGTTTGAGTTCTAATTGTTTATATTCGCGATCATGATGTTGCGGCAATTCCAAAGGAACCACTAAAGTACTCTTGTCTTGCAAATATTTCAAATAGCCCATCGCTTCATTGTAGACATTCGGCACTGCATAATCCAACACGAGACGATTCAGTGTTTCGATTTGACCCTTAATATTATCAGGTTTATGTTCTGCATATTGCAAAAAAGTACTGCGCATGATGATTTTCAATTGGTCAATGTTTTGAGGTGGAACGACGATTTGGTTGCCCGATTTCTCGTATACGCCTGCACGAAGACCATTTTGCAAAATTTGGACATTTTCAGCGGAAAAGTAGACTTTAGACAAAAGGTCGGATTCCCAATCATTTCCACACAAGGCCGTGTGATAAGACGTGGCTTTGTTTCTTAGAGCGATTCTTTCTTGCATTTTAAAAAGAGCTTGAGGATCAGGTTGACTGATAATATTGACTTGACCATTGTATCTCTGCATATCAATAATTCCTCTGTTTTCTGACAATTGTTGATAAGGTTGCATATATGCTTACGATAGAAATAAAACGCTAAATATAATCAATAAAATAAAGTTGGATAATATAAAAATGAACAACACTAACACCAATACCAACAATACGATGACCAATCCTACATCACTACAACCACTACAAGAAAACATAAATTCGATGATGATTCTTGGCTATAAAATGGATTTTTATAGCATTGGGTTTATAATCCTTTTTATTATTTACTATGTTAGTTTTTTTCTATACGGTGGATACAGTTTTAGTAAAATCAAATATCTCTGGAACAGGTTAGTATCTCCCCCTAAAAAGACATCTAGAAACTCTGTTCAAAAGGGAACAAAATGGAGCATTCAATCATTGTAGAAAAAATAATTCTATTATATAACAAATATAACAAAAATGGATTTTTACTCTATTATATTAATAATTGCATCAGTTATTTTAGTTATAGCTTTAGCTGGTATTGGTATTGCAGTAACCAATGGTACATACAATGCATCTTTCCCTAGCTATATCAATCCTTGTCCTGATTTTTGGGAAACTACAAAAAATCCTGGTGGTGGATATACATGTAATGCAAATACAGAAGATGCAAGAAATAAAGGATCTTCTAATATTAGTACATATACTACGACCGGTGACCTTTGTACTGATTACAAATGGGCAAACAATAACAATATTTTGTGGGATGGAATATCAAACAATCGTGCGAGATCTACTTGTAGTACAGATTGATATTTTGATCTATAGTAAAATCTGTATTTATTATAGATTATGAAATTTTACGTCAATGTGCTACTTTGCGCATTTATTATACTAGTCATTATATTACTGGTTGTCTATTTCCAATTAAAAGATTCGCAAAATAAATTGTATCCGGCATCATTAACTAGTTGTCCGGACAATTGGGCGATCAATCCTGAAACGGGGAATTGTATTATTCCAAATCGAGATGTAAGTGGCGCCAATTTGGGAACCTTGATCAATTCTGTCGCTCTTCCTATCTATGAATATAAATTTGAGGACGGAAAAACAGTCTACTCTATTAATAATGTCACTTATTCTCCACGTGGAATAGCATACAATGGCGTTCCATATATTAGTCCAATCACAGGACAGAGTGTTTATTATTATCCGCCAAGCCCATTTGATTCATCGGATCCATTTTTGGCCGGTTATCCATTAACATTTGATCCAACCGATCCAAAAAGTATTGAAAAAGCAAATGAAGTCGATTTCACAAAATGGTCTGTTGGAAAATACGGAAATTATATGACATCATCTAATATTTCAGGAGATATTTGTGCAGTAAAATCATGGGTAAATTCACATAATATTGCATGGGATGGAGTGAATAATTATAACGGTCCGTGTGCCTATTTTTAACCCTTTACCTCACTTCGTAGAAACAATAATTCATAGATTTTAGTGGCCCGATGAGCCCAATAGGGCGGGACTCTATCTATGGTCTTATTTTCATGTAAAGAGTAATCGACCGAATCGACTGAATCGACCGAATGTATTTTGTAGCGCAAGTAAAGGGTTAATGCGTATTCTTTGTAGGAATATATTTATCGTAATTTTGTATAATGGGAATTGAAACTCTTTTATTCATTAGTTTAGCCATTACATTTGTCATGTTAATTATGTTAGTCTATCATTTTCAAAATAAATTCGATTCACAAGAGAAGAGAACAAGTTCCCTGTTGGAGATTATTAATAGTGTAGTGAAAGAAATACGCGAAGTAAAAACTCATATAACAAATCAACAAGCATTTTGTAAGAATGTTTGTTTAGAAACAGAAACGATGCAAATAGATTTAGGAAATTCAAGGAATGATTTCAATGAACCGGTCATTACGCTGAATGGAGAATACGATGTCGATGATGATGAAGACGATGATGATGACGATGACAATGATGACGATGACAATGCAACGGATGATGACGATGATGACGATGACGACGATGATGATGATCAAGTTAATACAGATACACAAAGAATTTTTCAAGTTGAGAACTTAGACGATAAAATAGTCGTATCAGATACGGAAGAAGACATTGGAGAAATTATTGTACATAAGTTGAACAATGTATCGAATTATAAAAAGATGGATATTCGACAACTCCGCCAACTTGCGATCGAAAGAGGATTAATGAATGATAATAAAAAAAATGCAAAAAAGAGCGAATTGATAGAAATGTTAGAAAAAAAAGATAGTGTATAGTTATAAAGAATGAATGTGCCGAAAATGCCAGAGCCGATGAAATTGGGATATAGTACAAACAATGTCTATAAGGATTATCCGCCGATAATGAACGATGGACGAACGATCATTGCTAGTCATCAACCTGAATCGATAATAAATAATTATTTATTGAAAGAATTGGGAATAAAAAGCAATTGGGAATATAGAAAATATATAATCGAGAATGGAAAAGACATAATGAAATACAATTGTATGAATGTATCAAATGATGTAGGATTCAGTCGTAGAAATGAGATGTCAATATCTATGTCAGTATCGGCCGTGTCATCGATAGAATCAAGTGAATTAAGTGAATCAAGTGATCTAAAAACAATGTATATGTCGC